GCTCTTTCCAACTGCGTCGGAGATTTTAAGAAGTGGGGTGCCCCATTAGTGAAAAAGGCAGCGTGGAAGACAAAAATCGTTAAAGCGGCAAAAGAGGCTGGAACATATCAGCCGTTTTTTGACCTGATCATCGAGACGCTGGCGGACATTCTCGCCAAGCGTGATGACGCGGAGCGGATATATCTCGAAAAAGGCGGCGAGCCTATAGTTGAACATACGAACAAGGCCGGAGCCACTAACCTCGAGCAGAATCCTGCACTGCTATTGATAAACAACTTAAATCGAGACGCGCTCCAATACTGGCGAGACTTGGGGCTCACTCCCGCAGGACTCAAGAAGATCAACGAGGAAGCGGTGAATGGAAAGCAGGCGCCTATGAGCGCCCTGGATAAAGTGCTATCGAATTTAGAAAAATAAGAAAGGGACGACGCATGAAGGCCAAGAGCTACTACGATCGCGCTCTGGCTTATGCGAAGGATGTTGCTTCCGGTAAGCGAAGAGCCGGAAACAATAAGAGAGAATGTCAGCGCTTCCTCAAGGACTTGAAGAGGAAGGACATCGAGATCAGGAATCGAGACGCGGACTTCGTCTGCGGATTCATTGAACAGTTCTTTGTTCATCAGAAGGGTGAGGACTTCGAGGGCAATTCCCTGAAGAACAAGCCGCTTCTTCTCCAAGACTGGCAAATCTTCATAGTTTACAACCTTCTCGGCTTCTTTAAGACGGGAACGCAAGAGCGCCGATACAAGGAAGCGTTTATCTTCGTTCCGAGGAAGTCGGGCAAATCTTTATTCGTGGCGGGCTTGGCTCTGGCTCTCGGATTCCTCGAGAGACGGTCCGGCTCCACTATCTATATTACGGCGGCATCGCTGAAGCAGTCGAACGAAGCGTTCGACAAGATCGTCTACACTCTACGCGTTCGTGGAGTCATTGACGAGTTCCGCGTCCGTGACAACAACGCGGAGCACTCGATTTACAAACTGTTCTACGACGAGAACGGTGTCCCTGCCGGACATCTCCAGATTGAAGCGATGGCTGCGAATCCTGACAGACAGGATTCGTTCGGATGCAACATCTGCATCGCTGACGAGATCCACGCGTACAAGAATGCGGCTCAGTATAACCGATTCAAGGAAGCGATGAAGGCGTACACCAACAAGCTCATGATCGGAATCACCACGGCGGGAGACAATGTCAATTCGTTCTGCTATGGCCGCCTGCAGTACGCGGAGAAGGTCCTCGATGGAATTGTCGAGGATGACTCGCTGTTCTGCTTCGTCTCTAAGGCGGAGAAGGATGAGAATGGGGATGTCGACTATCTCGATCCGAAGCAGCACGAGCTGGCCAATCCGTCTTATGGTGTCACGATAAGACCGGAGGACATGCTTGCAGACGCGAGACAGGCCCAGAACGATCCGCAGCAGAGGAAGGACTTCCTGTCCCGATCGCTGAACATATACACGACTGCACAAAAGGCTTACTTCAACCTTGAAGAGTTCCAGTCCTCAGATGCGCAGTATGATCTGACACTTGAACAGCTCGCGAAGCTGCCGATCAAGTGGTACGGCGGAGCGGACCTGTCCAAGATGCACGACCTGACGGCCGCTGCACTCTTCGGGCATTGGAAGGAGAAGAACGTCGATGTCATCATCACACACGGCTTTTTCCCGGTCACGGCTGCTGCAAAGAAGGCTGAAGAAGATCAGATCCCGCTTTTTGGATGGAAGGACGACGGCTGGCTGACCTTGTGCAACGGTCCCACGGTGCAGGTTGATGAAGTCGTCAAGTGGTTCGTTAAGATGCGCAACCTCGGCTTCAAGATCAAGCAGGTGGGACACGATAGGAAGTTCGCCCGTGAATACGTCCTTCAGATGAAGAAGGCGGACTTCGAGGTCATCGATCAGCCTCAATACTTTTATTTGAAGTCGGAAGGCTTCCGTCATATAGAAAAGAGCGCGAAGGATAAAAAACTATATTATCTCCACTCGGAGGCATACGAATACTGCGTTGCGAACGTCAAGGCCGTCGAGAAGTCTGACGACATGATCCAGTTCGAGAAGGTGGAGAGACGACTGAGAATCGATTTGTTTGACGCGAGCGTGTTCGCTTGCGTTCGATATTTGAACGACCTGGAAAAGCCTGATTTGGCTTCTTCTTGGTTTGGAGGGAAGAAATGAGCAAGAAGAAAAGAAGACCAACGAATCAGACTCGATCTGATTCAGCAGAAGTCAAGGCACTGAAGAAGCAGTTCCTGGCTCTGCTTCAGGAGGGGGACATCTCCTGCGCCGGGTACACTTCACTCGATAAAGATCCGACGATCGCCACAGCCTGTCAGAAGGTCGCTGAGATGGTCGGACTCGTCACATGGCACTTGATGGAGAATACCGAGAACGGCGATCGAAGGATCAGGAACGAGCTGTCCCGCAAGATCGACATAGATCCGAACAGCTACATGACGCGCCAGGACTTCTTTGAGAACATCGCCATGAATCTTCTCCTGTATGGAAACGGAAACGCGGTCGTCAGGCCGCACACACAGGGCGGATATTTAAGAGACCTCGAGATCATACCTGCGGACAGGGCGTCCTTCATCCAGGACTCCGTCACAGGCTATGGTTACAAGATTCTCATTGATGGAGTCGCTTATGATCCGCACGACCTTCTCCACTTCAGGCTATTCCCGGACAAGCATTTCCCGTGGCTTGGTACTGGTATCAAGGTCTCAATCAAGGACGTGGCGAACAACTTGAAGCAGGCGGCTCACACTGAGAAGGCATTCATGTCTTCCGAGTATAAGCCTCCGATCATCGTCAAGGTTCAGGGCGTCGGCGAATCGCTCGCGTCTCCTGAAGGACGAAAGACCATCGCAGAGGACTATCTGAAGACAACAGGGAATGGAGAGCCGTGGGTGCTCCCCGCTGAGCAGATGGAAGTCTCGTCGGTCAAGCCTCTGACGCTTCAGGACTTGGCGATATCTGACACGGTCAAGTTGAACAAAGAGACGGCAGCGGCCATCGTCGGCGTTCCGTCGTTCCTGGTCGGAATCGGAGACTTCAATCAGAAACAATATAACAACTTCATTCAGACGACGGTGCGCCACATTGTTGAGAACATCCAGCAGACGCTCACGAAGGGCTTGATCCTGAGCCCGAACTGGTACATCCGCGGTAATTACTGGACACTTCTCGACTGGGACATCACGACGATCACGTCCGTCTTCACGTCACTCGGTGATCGTGGCTGGGTTTCCGGTAATGAGGCGCGCGATCGTTTGCATCTGGAACCTCACGAGGGCCTTGATGAGTTCAAGGTGCTCGAGAATTATATTCCGGCTGATATGTCCGGAGATCAGAAGAAACTGAACGGAGGAGACTCAAATGAGTAAGACACTTTTTGAAGAACATCCGAATATGAGAGTTTTGCAGCTCAGAAGCGGAGAGTTTACTACGAGGGAAGACAGCGAGGAGCCTATCATCGAAGGGTATTTCGCTGTTTATGATAGCAATTATGAGATATGGGACGGAGCATCCGAGTCTATTGCACCGGGAGCGTTCGACGGAACGATCGCGGGCGATATTCGAGGACTGACCAATCACGACACGACACTCGTGCTCGGCAGAACTAAAGCCGGAACGCTCGAGCTGAAGACTGATTCTCACGGACTGTGGGGCCGTATCAAAGTCAATCCGAAAGACTCTGATGCCATGAACACATACGAGAGAGTCAAGCGTGGAGATGTTGACCAGTGCTCGATCGGATTCGAGATCCTCAGCGAAGAAACCGACTTCGGAGCTGATGGTTCTATCCACTGGACTATCCAGGATGTCAAACTGTACGAAGTCTCTGTGTGCACATTCCCGGCTTACGAAGAGACTAATGTTTCCGCCAGACAGCGCGATGCTTCCGCCATTAAGGAGAGAAGACTCGACGCGTGGAGGGCAGAGATGAGGTCTCGACTCAACATCAATAAGGAGGAAACAAAAGATGCTGAAGGCATTGATGCTTCGAAAGAAGATTAACGATGCAAAGAAGGAACTCGATGCTCTGAGAGCAAAGGCTTCCGACTTTGAAGCTCGTGAGGCTGAACTTCAGAAGAGAGAAGCAGAGATCGCTTCCGCGATCGAAGAGGCTTCAACTGACGAAGAGCAGGCTGCTGTTGCTGAGGCTGTTGAGTCCTATGAAGCTGACGATAAGGCTTTGAAGGACGAGAAGGCCGAGAACGACCAGAAGATTGCAGATCTCGAAGGTGAAGTTCAGGCTATGGAGAACGAGCTCAAGGAAGTTGAGGATCAGCAGAGAGCTGCTGCTCCCGTTGAAACTCCCGAGACAGTTGTCATCAACAATGATGGCGAAAAAATACTTGAAGAAAGGCAGACAAATCACATGTTCAAGACAAGATCAATCGACAAGATGACGATGGAGCAGAGAGCTGCACTCGTCGCAAGAGAGGACGTTAAGAAGACTTTGTCCGAGATCAGAACTCTCATCAAGGAGAAGAGAACAGTTTCAGGTTCCGAGGTTTTCATCGGTGAGACAGTTTTCGACCTCATCAGAGAGAACATCATCAACTATTCCAAGCTCTACTCCAGAGTAAGAGCTCAGTTCACTTCCCAGAACGGAAGACAGCCCGTTGAGGGTGCTATCCCCGAGGCTATCTGGCTTGAGTGCTGCGACGCTCTCCAGGAGCTTGACATCGCATTCGGTTCTGTAGAGCTCGACTGCTACAAGGTTGGTGGCTTCTTCGCTGTTTGCAACGCGAGAATCGAAGACGCAGACATCGACCTTCTCGATGTATTCACAGATGCACTCCTCGCTGCTATCGGTATGGCTCTCGACAAGGCCTTCATCTATGGTACAGGTACAAAGATGCCTACAGGTGTTGTCACAGCTCTTGCTGATCAGACATCAGGTATCCCTGGAAACCTCGTAACAATTCCTTCTTCTGCTACAGGAATCGCTCTCTTCAAGGCTCTCGTTCTTGCTGGCGGTAAGGCTGACGGAAAGTATTCCCGTGGTGCGAAGACATGGTTCTGCAACGAGGCTACAAGGACAAAGCTCGTAGCTGAGGGCCTTGAGGTTACTGCTGCCGGAACGATAGTATCTGCTGTTGAGGGCTCCATGCCTGTTGACGGTGGCGATCTCGACGTTCTTAACTTCATTCCTGACAACAACATCGTCTGTGGTTACTGGGATCTGTATGCTGCTCTCATCAAGAAGAACATGACAGTTTCCACATCCACAGAGTGCAAGTTCATCGAGGATCAGACAGTTATCAAGGGCGTAATGCGTGCAGATGGTAAGCCTGTTGTTACTGGTGCATTCGTTGCTATCGGTCTTGGTGCTGCTCCTACCACAGAAGTAGTATTCCCTGGCCAGAACTCCGAATCTGACGGTGAGGGCTGATTATTAGTTGATTAAGTGAGGACGAACTATGAACGAGTTACTTGAAAGACTGAAGATCGATATCGGACTGGTCGGAACGGCTTACGATGCCAGACTTCTCAATCTTCTCAACATGTCGAAGACGGCTGTCGAGAAGTGGACAAGAAAGACTGTTGATATCTCGAATGTTCACGATTCGGAACTCGTGATCGATTACGCGAGATGGCAGTGGCTGACAAGAAGGGAGCCGTCGGATATGCCGCGCTCCCTGAAGTATAGGCTTGACTGCCGTCTCTTCGAGGCAGGTGGTTCGTCATGACTGATTCGACTGTTACGCTGATCTCAAGAGTGATGACGGGAAAAGACACGAGAATGCAGCCTGTATATCGCGAAACAACTCGCGAGATATATTGCCAGGATGAGCCCGTGTCCCGTTCGGAGTTCTTCTCCGCAGGGCAGATAGGAATTGATCCGGAGGCTCTGGTCGTGATAAATCCCGTCGAGTACGGTGGAGAGAAGCTCGTGGAATATAAAGGCAGGCGGATGTCTATATACAGACGATATGAGCGATCAGAGAACGAGATGGAACTATACCTTCAGCTCGTCCTCGGTCAGAATGGAGGCTCCGTATGACATTGACCGAAGTTTATCAGTTAATGCTTCAGGAAGAGTCTGATCTTGCATCCATGAGTTACTACGATCACATCGAAGTCGATGAAGGGGCGGAAGTGTTTCCACCCTTCATCATATTCAAGGAAGTTGGTGGAAGACCGTTCCACGCCGATGATCAGGTTTACTACTTGACCATTGACAACGAAATCAATCTCTACACTTCCGACCGTTCTCCCTTGTGGAGATCGCGGATCATTGACTTCCTGAATCGCCACTCCTTGCCGTTCACGCTCGACATGAGTGACTTTGACGCTGACACGGGACTATACGTCGACACGTTTAACCTCATTCTCGGATAAGGAGGTGGCACATGGCTTCCGCTAACCTATCCACGCAGGTCGGTGAGATCCTGAAGCGGTACGGACAGGACGTTCGCACTATAGTTGATGAGCAGGCCGAAGCGGTCGCCAAGATCGGCTCCGCTGCTCTGAAGCAGGACTCACCGGAGAGGACTGGCCGATATAAGAAGACATGGACCTACAAAAGACAGAAGACGGGCAGATGGTATATCTATAATTCCAAGAACTATAGACTGACGCACTTGCTCGAAAAAGGTCACAAGACTGTCAAGAAGTCGGGAAAGTACGGCTCCAAGACACGAGCGGCTGCTATTCCTCACATCTCTCTTGTAGAGAAGCAAGTACAAGAGGAATTTGGGACGCGTTTGAAGAACGCTATCGAATACCAGAAATAAAAACGAAAGGAAACAAGAAACATGGCTGAGAACAAAGTTTCATTCGGTCTCAAGAATGTCCATTACGCTATTCTGACAGAGACCACAGATCCCCAGACGGGTGTCACAACAACAACATACGCTACTCCGAAGGCTTGGCCCGGAGCTGTTGATATCGCTCTCGATCCCAATGGTGATCCTATTGTGTTCGCTGCTGACAACGGCGCATACTTCACGATCTCCAACAACAAGGGATATGAAGGCGACTTCAATTCTGCGAGAATCCCTGACGAGGTCAGAGTTGACCTTCTCGGAAACCATACAGACGACAACGGTCTCGTCGTTGAGACAGACAAGGACGAGGTTACATACTTCGCGCTTATGTTCGAGATCGACGGCGACCAGAAGCCGAACAAGTATGTCTTCTACAAGGTCAGCATCTCTCAGAGACCTGGCATCGATGGCAAGACAACAGATCCTTCTTCTGATATCGAGGTTGAGCCTTCAACTTCCAGATTCAGAGCTGTTCCTTCCGCTGACGTTTACACGATCGGCGGCAAGGAGTGCCACGCGATCAAGGCATTCACTTCTGAAGAGACAGATCCGACTGCTTATGCAAGTTTCTACACTGCTGTTCAGAAGCCCACATTCACAGGCAAAGGCGAAGGCTGATGATTTTACGGGGACCTTCATTCGGAGGTCCCCTTTTTCCTTAAATCTTCGGAGGATTTTATATGAAAAAGACAATAAAAATAGGCGACAAAGAACTTGAATTTGAATCTACTGCTCTTACGAGCATCGCATATAAAAGAATATTCGGGAGCGACGTCCTCGCCGCTCTGGGAAGCGAGAGAAGCCTGTCGTCAGATATTAGACTAACAGACTCCATCAAGCAGCTCGCTTTTCTGATGAACAAGCAGGCAGAAGGGCTTGATGTCCCGAAGATCATGGGACTTCAGGAGATGGACTTCTTCGTCTGGCTGAACCAGTTCGAGCATGGTGATCTCGACAAGGAAGAGGTCATCACTCAGATCATCGCGGTCTGGACCGCAAATCTCGAGACCGCATCTGAATCAAAAAACGCAGAAGGCGCACAACACGACCGATGACGACGGCTCTCGTCCTGTTGCGCGCAAAACAACTGAATCTAACATTCGAAGAGCTCAATATGATCTCAGCGGGCGATCTGCTCGACATGATGACCGAGCAATCGAACGACTCTTATAAATACCCCGTGAAGGGAAATCAAGAAGACATTGACCGAATTTTCGGTTAAGGGAAGGGAAGAGACATGGCAAGTAATTCTATTAAGGGAATCACGATCGAGATCGCGGGCAATACGTCCAAACTTGTGCAGTCTCTCGACGAAGCAACAAAGGCGGCTAACGCAACACAAAGCAATCTCAAAAAGATAAATCAGGCTCTCAAGTTAGATCCCGGGAATATCGAGACGCTTACGAAGAAGCAGGAGATTCTGAATCACGCTATCGAAGCGACAAAGCAGAGACTTGACGCGGAGAAGGCAGCAGCAGAAGCTGCAAAAGAAGCTCTCGACCTCGGCCAGATCACGCAGTCTCAGTATGACGCAGTCACGGCGGGGATCGCTAACACGGAAGCCAAGCTCCACGACTTAGAGAATCAGGCTCAGGACACAGAGAAGGCCCTGAGTGGAGTCGGCGAAGATGTCAACTTCGACTCCGCGTCCGGTTCCGTTCAGGACCTCCACGATTCGACGGAACTGTTGTCGAAAGGACTGGAAGTCGTCTCTGATGTCGGTGCGAAGGCAGGAGATGTCCTCGCAGCAGGCTTCGATGTTGCGGCAAGCGCAGCGAAGACCGCAGCAGACGCGGCGATGAAGGTCGGAGAGCTGTCTGTTCAGGCAGTTCGGAAGACAGGCGAGATATCCTATGAGGTGAGCACACAGGTTCTCGACGCTTACGGCAATTATGAACAGTTGGTCGGCGGTGTCGAGAAGATATTCGGTTCTTCTGCTGATATCGTCAGACGAAATGCTCGTGCAGCGTTCGCCACGGCGACAATGTCAGCGAATGACTACTTGCAGACAGTCACAGGCTTCTCTGCTTCGCTCTTGCAGGGCTTGGGTGGTGACACTCGAGAGGCGGCAAGGCTCGCAGACATGGCGCTCAGTGATATGTCTGACAATGCCAACACATACGGTACAGACATTCAGAGTATTATCTCGGCATATCAGGGCTTCGCAAAAGGCTCTTATAACATGCTCGACAACCTCCGTCTCGGCTATGGTGGAACACAGACCGAGATGGTGCGCCTCATCAACGATTCTCACATTCTTAATGAGACAATATCAGACATGGACGGAATCACATTCGATCAGATCATCGAAGCGATCAATGCTGTCCAGACCGAGCTCCACATCACAGGAACGACTTCTCGCGAAGCCGCCACGACAGTTGAGGGTTCCCTCAACATGCTTCGAGCATCATGGCAGAACCTTCTCGTTGACCTGGGACGCTCCGATGCGGACGCAAGTCGCGCGGCGCAGGACGTTGCCGACTCGCTTGTTACGGTAGCGAACAACGTGGAGCCTATTCTGAGACGCGTGTCGAGTAATCTCCCGAGGATTCTTCCTATCGTTCTTGACGGAATCAAGGACGATATCCCTGAAGCGATCCGTGTGGTCGGCATGGTCATGAACGCGGTCGGACAGTCAGCGGTCGATGCCGCACCAGAGGTCATTGACATGATTGCGGATAACCTCCCGGAAGGTACGGCGATAGTCTCACAACTTCTGAGAAATCTGTCTAACGGCCTCCGAGAGAATGCGCCTGCTCTGGTAGATGCAGCAGGAGAGATCCTTCCTGAGTTTGCCACGCTGGGAGCCGACATCCTCGGAATCATCATTCAAACGATCGTAGAAAACGCACCTGAAGCGGCGAGACAGATGGGCGTAGCCCTGTCTCCTGTACTTGATGAGGTGTTTGGTGAAGGCTCGGGCGCAGCGTTCCAGGAAGCAATCGATAGGCTCATTGAGGGCGCTCCCGCTCTCATGGAACTTGTTGATCCTCTTATGAGGCTCGGTGAAACGCTCATCAAGGACCTTCCTGTCATCGTAGACACGGCCATTCCTCTTCTCGACTTTGCGGCTAATCACTTGCCCGAGATCGTGGGAAGCCTTGCAGCCATTCAGGGTGCGGGTGTTCTGGCATCCATAGCAAGTGGCGTCTTGAACATCGCATCGTCCGTGGCGATATTACAGGGAAGCGGCGGAATCGCCGCGATGCTTAGCGGAGTCACTTCCGCTGCATCCGGAGCAGCCGCTTCACTCGGTTCTGTCGCAGCGGTCGCAGGACCTATCGCTTTACTCACTGCGGAGGTTGCAGCTCTGGGAGTCGAAGCCTACACGCTGTACGATATCGTTCAGCAGGGCGAAGCACAGGGCATCTCCGCGTTTGAGTCCATTACAGGTGGAATCCTACAGGTCGTTGACACTTGCAACCTTGGTGCCACGTCTTATGCAGATATGTGGCTCGAGATGAACCGTGCAGCCGATGACGCGGAACTCGACACACAGGCTCAGGGAATTTTTGACCAGATCAACGCTTCCATCGAGTCGTCCGGAGCGGCAGCAACAGAGTCAGTCCGTGACGACTGCGCTGTCATTCAGTCTTACCTGGATAATCTCGAAGCAAATGGGCAGGTCGAACTCCGTGCTCGTGTTATAACAGAATATCAATCAGTTTACACTCAGCTCGGCAACGAGCAGAGAAGAAATACCATCAACTCATCGCAGCGTGAAATGGCGGACAGATACGCTCGTGAAGGCAGAAGAAACACTCCCGAGGCTCGTGCAGTTACGGCTTATGGTCAGGACATGGCCAACCGATACAGGCAGCAGGGCGAGGAAGCGATTCGCGCCATTCAGGAGACGGCTTCCGCTGCTCAGGAGACCATCCGCACAGGCGGCGGAGGAGGCGGAGGTGGCGGAGGAGGTTCCTCCAAGTCAGACGACAAGTCTGCTCTTACTGCCTCCAAAGCTGAAGAACTTCTCACTTCCATCGACGACCACATCGTCAAGTTGCTTGAGAGATTCGGTGTCGTGACGGAACAGTCCGACTATCAGAAGAACGTCAATCAGATGATCGACGGAGTCCTTGCGGCTCTAAATAACAACTACACAGACGCAGGCATCGAAACAGCCGTGAATGAGCTGAAGCGCACGATGGAAGCCTATGGAATGGACTCCTCCGTGATAGATGCCACTACACTCGAACAGTTAAGGAATCTCGTTAATCAGCCACAGGCACAGACGGAAGCATTCTCACAGATGCAGAACTCAGTGTCCGCTATTCAGGCAGTGGCTATAGATTACACACCATTCTTCGAAGCGATCGCGAGCTCAGTGGCTCAGATCCTCGTCCTGAAGCAGAACGAGTCTCATATCACGAACGTCTATCTTGACGGTAGAGAGGTTCAGGCGACTGTGGTCGAAGCTATAGAATCTTATAACTACGAGATGGGAGGTCATTAAATGCTTGGTAATTATCTAAGTTTTAACGATGTGACATTCCCGAATCCTATCGGTCCATCTCAGACATCCAATCCGGTCGAGACCGTAGTGGCGTCTGAGGCGGGTACCGATCTCGTGGTAATGTCGAGAGCTTCCAAGAGTGCATGGAACTTCTCTTTTGAACTTTCCGCAGCCAAGAAGAACGAGCTCAAGGCGATATCAAGGCAAGCGAAGACTAAGATGATATATCAGGGCGTGACATACTATGTTCGCGTCAGGAACTTTCAAGAGAAGCTGGTCGAGGGCTCGGAGTGGTTAAAGAATATCGACGGACTGTTTCAAGTGTCCGTTACAGTGACGGAGTATTGATATGTTACCTTTTACAGAATCCTATCGAACGGCGATGTATGACGATCATCAGATCCATCGCCTGACCGGAACCGTGAACGGAATTGCGTTCGGTGACGAAGATGTCAAGGACGCGTCCTGGGCGGGCGTATGCTCTAATCAGAGTACAGTCTTGATAGGTTCTGCAGCCATCAGTTCTTTGAAGCTGACATTCTTGAAGCCGCTGCTCACTCAAGGCGAATGGGAAGAGAAGCCCATCGTTATCTCTGATGGAACTATGGTCGGAGGAACGGAAGAAAGTCCTATCTTCGAGGACAAGCTGGTCGGTACATTCTACATCAGCGAAGCGGTGTGGACGAATGTCGGCACCATCGAAGTCACGGCATACGACTGTCTTTCCAAGATGGACGAAGATGTCCAGTTCGAACAGACCACAGGCTTCTTATATGACCATATGAAGCTGATCTCAATGGAGACAGGTGTCCCGCTCGGCATGAGTCAGTCAGAGTGCGAAGCACTCCCGAACGGCACTGCTCTGATCTCCATCTACTCAGAGAACGACATTAAGACATATCGAGATTATTTGTCCAAGCTCGCACAGTTGGTCGGAGGCTTCGGATATGCGAAGCGAGACGGCTCCTTCGCGGTGAAGCCTTTCAACAATACAAGTCTCTTGACGATCCCTATCAACAGGAGACAGAGAAATGCGAAATATTCGGACTATCAGACACGATTCGACTATCTGTCTTATGTAGACCAGGCAGAAGGCGAGACGGTCTTCATCGGAGACAGAAACGGGTACGGAATGGACATCGGTTCGAATCCGTTCCTCCAGTACGGTGTGGCAGAAGTCAGAAGCGAGATGGCGAACGCGATCTTCGCGGTCGTTCAGCAAATGACATACACTCCGTACAATGTCAGCGTGCTTCCTGCGTTCTGCGTTCTCGAGCTTGGCGATGTGGTCACATTCTCTGATGACTACACCGGGAACAGCTCGTCCGGTGCGATCATGTCGATGACATGGTCATATTCCAATAACAACAAGTCAGTCAAGGTCCAGTGCTTCGGTGCAAATCCGAACTTGAAGAAGGCCAAGACCGCGACAGATAATGCTATCAACGGCATCAAGTCGTCCAGATCAAGCGAGCTGGTCATTCATACTTATAAGAACGCGGAAGAGATCATCCTGAACAATGGAAGGACGAAGAATGTTGTCGATATATCGTTCGCAACGACTAAATCGACCATCGTGACTATGAATCACGAAGTCATTCTCGATGTGGAATCGATATCCGATCCGAGCAGCAAGGCTACGGTCACGGCTTACTACTACATCAACGACGAGCTCGAAGGCTTCACTCCGGTCGACACGATCGGGGAGACAGGGAAGCACATCGTTCCACTGATCTACTTCCTGGATAACCTCTCGGGCGGAATGGCTTACGAGTGGAGAGTGGAACTGAAGGTCGACGGTGCGTCCGCTTCGATAGATCGCGGAGACGTCCACGCATGGCTCAAGGGACAGGGACTCGTCCCTCTCGGCGAGTTTGATGGAACGATCTCCTGCGACGACGAGATCACGCCGATGGTCTTCGACAGGGAGGTTGCAGCATTCATCGACGAAGTGCTTGATCTCGATATATCGAATATCGGTGTCGATCTGTCGCTCAGCGATATCGTCGATATGGCAGGACTCGGAAACAAGAATATCGTTCCAATGCGGAGCGAAGACTGCTCTGTCGAGCTCGCAAAGATATCTTACGCGATATGTTCAAACGATGGAGAGTTTGCCGTCTGCACAGCAGATGGACACTTCACTATATCTAATTAACGGAGGGCATATATGGCTATCATCGTAACACCAGAACAAGCCAAGCCGATCCCCGACTTCTCGCCGGGCGTCTTCGATGGCGATTCTTTACTTCTGCAGACTCGAAACGGTGACGACACACGAGTTGACGGCGACCAGGTCGCCAAATATGTAGCCGAGCAGAAGACTTACACAGACCTCGGTGGTCTGACTATCCCGCAGGCTATCGCTCAGGCGGGCGCAGGAGTGGTCAAGATTCCCGGAATACTTCTGGCAAATATGACGACAGTCACGATCACAGATGCGAGAATCCTTGCCGACTCGTTTATCACGGTGTGGTCGCCTGTCCCGTATGAATCGGCAGTTCAGTCTGTCGGCTCTGTCGAACTGACATTCCCGGCGCAGTCGGCAAATATGAACTTCATGATAAAAGTTGACTAAGGAGGGCGACATGTTAATCAAAGACAAAGCAGAACCAATGAGCCTCCGAAAGAATCTCAAGAAGTATGTCGGAGAATGTACTCTTGAATTTCTCGAGGATGACAAGGTCGTTGATTCGATCACTTTCCACAATGATCCGACAGGGTGGATAAACACGGCTATCAATAAGGGAAACTTCTTCAACTTGATGCCGACCAACAAGATCATTCCCTATCTGAAGTGGTTACTCGGTGTGGTCCTCCTGGATAAGAACGGAGATTCCACCCACTACACTATCCCGGGCGATGCGAATATTATCGCCTGCGCGAATAACGCTTCCGGCTCAGATTCCACAGACCTGAGAAGAGGTAGTTACAACCCCGAAGCGTCGTCCGTTATCGAAGATGAGAGTGGAAGGATCATCGGCTTCGAATCTGTCTGGAACTGGTCAGACACGAGAGGCAACTGCGGAGCAGATCAGAAGATCAAGGCCGTTTGCCTCACTCGCCCGAGCCTTGCCATCGCGAGATATGGAGACTCGATGCCACCTGACACAGTGATGAATGAAATTCTCTCAACCGTTACGGTGGCGGTGACACTGGCAGACTGCCAAATCATCGACTTCGGAGGCGAGACTTCCTATCGAGTTGATATCAGCAGCGGTAAGATCGTAATCAAGAAGTACCAGCTCGACACATGGCGCTATCACATTCAGGGCGTTTATGATTCTGATGGAGCCTATGATGTCACGAAGCTGCTCGGTCAAGCTGAGCTTACGCCTTCCATCGCGATTGCGAACGATGTCACGAAGGCAAGCGTGTCCTTCATCGGCAACAAGCTCCACGTCGTCGCGTGGAATGGTCAGACACTCGTCGACCATGCGATCGATGCAAGTGCAGACGATCCTGATAACTGGACGATCACATCCGCATCTCACAGTTTCAACCTGGGAACGGGTGTGACGATAAAGGCATCTGCCGGAGGCTTCTTGACGAAGGATGTAGTCCTGTATTCATACGATGAGGATAACGACTACTACTTTGTGATTCTCGTCGGATCTAATAACAAGTTCTACAAGTGCAACCTAAGCAACGATGCAGACATCACAGAACTTCCCGGAGCTTCACTTGCGAACAGCAACGGACCGATGGTCCAGTTCGGAAACGGCGACTGGATCAAGTGGTCCTGGGGACAGGACAACGTCGACTTTGTGTCTTGTAACTATTTCCACAACGGTCATGTCTATCTGGCGCGAGACACTTACAACGCGCCAGCAGGATGGGGAACAAAGTTCATCGCGGTCAACAATACAGGACGCGGAACACTTCTTTTCTCTCTGACCAGAAATGGCCGATACGGTAATAACCATTATGTGACGCTCGCCTTGCCGATCGCACACGTCGCAACCGTCTGGAACATCTCAGATGACACGAAGATCAAGACTAACTCCAAGACAATGCGAGTCAAGTACAGAATTACAGAATCTAACGAATAATTTTAGGAGGACAAAACAATGGCAGTAAGATTAAACAACCTTCCCGAGTTTCATGATGAGGGCGAAGAAATGACAGTTGCAACAGTTATCGATGTAGATACGAAGGCTGATGTCATCCCGAACATGAAGGTCGGCAGCTTCAAGCTCGGCTTCGGTTCGATCGCTATCACTAACGACTTCGATGTTGCACGTCTCGGTTCCGACGGAACTTGGCACTGGATGGAATAAAGGGAGGTGAATAAAATGGATTCTTCGATTTTAGCGCTCGCCCTTGCTGCCCTCAAGAAAGCAAAAGTCGCAAACGAGCGTATAGACGCACTTCCAAAGCCTTTAGCACCTATGGGTACGCTTGGCACAGGCGGTACTATCGAAAGCCTCCCTACGGCTTCTGCTGATAACTATGGCTATTACTATGTAGTAATCACAGACGGCACATACGCAGGACAGGCTATGAAGGCGGGCGATACTACCTTTTCTAATGGCTCAGCGTGGGTACTTGTGCCTTCTGGCGATGATAGCGGAAGTCTTGTAATCTCGCAAACACTTACGGCAGGACAGACAAGTATCACATTCTCTAATGCCGCTATCCTTGCTACATCGTTTATCTCCGTTGCAAGTGAGGCATGGTACGAGAGTGTATCACAGACCACAGGCTCGGTAACTATCACCTTCCCCGAACAGAGTACAGATATGCTCGTGCAGATTATGGTTGCGAATTAAGGAGGCTTACTTATGGCTTTCAGAACGAATAAGACACCTGTCTTACAGACGAAATCTGCTTCGGGTAGTGTTGCGTCATTTAACACGGCTCTTACTATGCCGTTGTCCTCTTGCAATATAGCCCTAACCGCAACACAGTCGGGTAGCGGTACACCCTCGCCCGATAATGTGCGACCTATTAACGGGTATAGTGAGGTTAATGCTACAAGGGCAGGTAAAAATCTTATTGATATTTCAAAGAATATCATAGGCAAATATATTAACAGTAGCGGAGGTGAGACGACGACGCCGACCGCTCAAAATTGGGCAATATCCGATTATATACCCGTAGCAAAAGGCGGTGTATATACTTTTAACCCTAACACGACAGAGGGAAAATCGGCGAAAGGTGCTTTTTACGATGAAAACAAGCAATATTTGCCTAACTCGCTATTTAATTCGGGTGCAATAACGATAACCGTACCTTCAAATGCTTTTTATGTCAGATTTTCAATGAGAACTACATCGTATGATGTTCAACTCGAAGTCGGCTCAACAGCGACAGATTACGAACCTTATAACGGCACGACTGCCACAATAACTATCGGCTCGACAGTTTACGGCGGTGAGTATGACGCAAGAACGGGAGTGTTTGTGGCAAATGTAAAGTCGAGAGTTTTCAATGGGGCAGGTAGTGAAGACTGGGGTGATTATCCGAGCGGAAATGGTTATTCTTTTTCCAGTATTGCGGATATGCAAAGTATAGTTTTATATGATGGTTTATGTAATTGGCTTAAAGTTAGAACAACAATAGACAATACAGACACAAATGCCATATATATAGGGGTTGGAAACAAAAATATTTATGCCGTTGGTGTTAAGGATATTGCCCCTACTCTTGCTGATTGGAGAACCTATCTATCAAATTTTAATTTAATTATTACATACCCTCTTGCCACCCCTACGACAATACAGTTACCACCATGCCCGATAGATACTATCGCAAACTCGGTGAATAACATTTGGGCGGACACGGGCGATGTAGACCTCACATACAAAGACCTCGATATAGCGAAGCGAGGAAACTTCCGAGAAGTGTTTAGGTTGCCGAGTTAAGGAGGGCGAGAAATGACTAACGCAGAAGCTTTGGAAATTCTTGACCATAATTGGACAAGGCTTGTTAATTCAGATTATACAGATATTGAATTAGGACAGGCACAAGACCTTGCTATCGAAGCGTTAAAGGACAAAGTTAAGGAGGCTCACAATGAAGATTGATTGGAAAAGGAAACTCACATCAAGGAAGTTTTGGCTTGCTATTGCTACATTCGTAACAATGCTGATTGTGTATTTCACAGGTGATGCAGAAAAGGCAGAGAAGATTTCTGCGCTCATTATGGCAGGAGCAACAGTTGTCGCTTACATCATAGGTGAAGGCTTGGCTGATGGAGGACATATCGGAGAATGAACGCAATCAGTATAATCAGTTTATCATTTTCGGGAGTGATGCTTGTTATCTCGATTATTAACTTCTTTCTTGCGAGGAAGAGTGACATTAAGAAGGACACAACCGAAGATGAAAGAGAACTATCGTCGCTTCGTGAGGGCATCTTCAAGGCGAATATGAAACTCGACCAAGTGTGTGCTACGACAAACGAGACACGGACAGATATTAAGTCGCTCAACAATTCTATCAACGAGATAGATAAGCGTGTTATCGTTGTCGAGCGTGACCTAAAGACAGCCTTTAAGCGTATAGATGAACTCAAAGAGAGTAAAGCCGATAAGGAGGTTTAAGTATGGGCGTAATTGACAAAGCAGTATCTTGGGCAATTGCTATTGCTAATGACAACTCACATGGTTATGACCAGATACATCGTTGGCTCAATCCCGATGTAGATTGTTCCTCGCTTGTGATAATGAGTTTTGAACAGGCGGGAGTCCCTGTAAAAGAAGCGGGAGCGACTTACACAGGGAATATGAAGTCAGCCTTTACCAAGTGTGGCTTTAAGGCTCTGCCTTACTTAAAGGGTATGCCCTTAAAGCGTGGAGATGTCCTTCTGAACGAGAAACATCATACGGCTTTATATCTTGGCGATAAGAAGATAGTACAGGCTTCTATCAACGAGAAGGGCGGTATCACAGGAGGTAAGGGCGGAGATCAGACTGGGAAGGAAGTCTTGGTCTGTAACTTCTATGAGTATTCCAGAGGTTGGGACTACGTCCTGCGCTATCAGGAACAGAAGGAGGACATCATCGTGAACGTAGAATTACGACAGATCCAGCTCGGCTCACAGTGCCCCGAGGTCGGCACAGCTCAGACTCTGCTCAATGCTCTCGGCTATCTGGGTAAGAACGGAAAAGTGCTGACCGTGGATCACCAGTTCGGACAGAACGTGGAGTTCGCAGTCAAGAACTTCCAGAAAGCTCACGGCATCGGTCAGGACGGTATCATGGGCGCGAAGACGTGGCCTGCACTCTTAAAAGCTGATTACTAATATTAAAAAAGGAGATCCATCATGGAAGAGAAGAAGACCAAGAGAACGACAACCAAGAGATCGAAGAAGCCTGTCGAAGCTGTCGAAACTGTCGAAGTTGAAATCAAGGAAGCTCCCAAGACCTTCACGGGAATCGTCGCCACAGACAAGCTCGATCTCAATGTCAGGGCGAAGGCTTCGCCCGAGTCTGCTGTTGTTAAGCAGCTCAAAAAGGGCTCGAAGGTGGAACTGTTCGCCGAGCCTGTAAAGGGCTTTTACAAGCTCGCTGACGAATCCGGCTTCGTGTTGGCTTCCAAGATCAAGAAGTAAGTCGGTCGCCTGGCGCGGAAGGCTGAACAAAACTGTACCATACAAATTCATATTAAAACTCCGAAGATATATTTTCAAAAAGATGACCACCTCTCCCGCGCCGGAGGTGGTCTTTTTGTTTGGGGCAAAATTATGGGCAAAATTAGTCCATACACGGTGGACTTTACAGAAACACTGTCCGCGAAAAGCCCGTAAAATGGGCACTTTTCGGAATGGGTGCCGATACAATTACGGGTTCGAACCCCGTATGCTCCACCATAGGAAACCTCGTAACCGCAAGGGTTACGAGGCTTTTTTTATTTTGCTTTGGTCAAATTATGGTCAAATTCCTTGAAAGTCAGGTCGATGATCTCCGCGGTCTTCTTGTGCTCACCATCAACCTCGTGGCCGTATGTGCCATAAGTGTCCATGCTCTCGGAGTGCCCGATGTACTCCTTGATGGCCGCCTCGCTGAGCTGGTCCTTCATCATGGAAACAAACGTATGACGGAATGAGTAGAGCGTTCCTGGGAGATTTCTCTCGAGCTTGAGCCTTGCCCATTGGTTTCTCATCGTGCACTGGTTCCCGTGCGAGCCATCGACAGCGCAGAACACCCATTCAGTGTGCAGGTTCATGCGCTCGTTGCGGTCGATTATCTCATTCAGTATGGCGCGGGCCGTCGCTCCGATCGGCACGGTGCGTCGGGCATTTTTGTTCTTGCCGTCTGTGATGTAGTTTCTCGAGTTGACCGCGCGCCTGATCCTGACGCAGTCCTGCTCGATGTCCCCGACTTGGATGCCGAGGCACTCAGAAGGGCGGAGGCCCGTGATAGTCATGAAGCAGAAGGCCCTCCAGTACCACGCGTCGCACGGCTCAAATAGGCGGGCGATGTCTGAACGCTGCAGGATCTCCCGCTCGTTCCTGGCGTGTCCCTTCGGAATGTAGAGCTCACCTCTGGGGAGCTCGCATTGATAGTCTGCATAACCGAATTTGATGATCCCCATCAGTATCGCACGAATGTTGGAGAGCGTCTTATGTGATAACGGCTCTCCTGACGCGCCAGAAGCCCCGTTAATGACGTTCTGATAATCTCGCAGGGTAAGTTTGCACATCTTGCGAGAAGCGAGCGCAGGGCGCAAATAAAGGCGAATATAGCACTCACTCTGAATGTATGAGCCGGACGTCTTGCCATTCCTCGCGATCAGGTCCTCGAGGTATTCATCAGCTACGCGTCCGAAGGTCTTTTCTCCGCTGGCTTCGTTATATAGCCAGTCGTTATATTTGCGCATGACTTCCTTGCGCCCCTTCGCTCCCGGAGTGGAGCAGGAGAAGGAGTGAGTCTTACCTTCCACCATTACCCTGATGCGCCATCTCTTGCCGTCCCACACTGGTGTCATGATTCGCCCTCCTGACTGTCAATAAGTGCTTGATAGTATGCAAGCAGTCTGATCTGATTCGACGGTGTGAGCTTCTCGACCTGAATCAGATGGTCGTTCGATTCGTCATAACCTAAGAGCCATGTGAAGTCACAGTTCAGCGCGTCAGCCATCAACTTGAAACTCTTTTGACGAGGAACAACCTGCCCCGCCAGGATGCGCGAGATCGTGGACTCGCTCAAGCCCGTGCGCTTAGACAGTTCTTTTGCGTTCATATCGTGGCTCTCCATCGAAGCTCTCAGTCTTTCAATTCTTCTTTTATTTATATCCATGATGCACACTCCTTCTACCCGCATTATATGACATGAATGTTACAAAATCAATTTTGCTTCCGTTTCTTTCAATTTTGCCTTGACCGCCTCCACAAATTCCATTAAAATCAATTCCATAAAACGCAAGAAAGGAGGCACAATATGGAAGTAGAGGTCAAGAGCTTGCGCGAATTGATGAGGCTTCGCAAGGTGAGCATCAAGGAATTGTCGGAGGCGACAGGCATTTCAGAGTCTACGATTCAGCGCCATCTGACAGATTGCAACTGGGATTGCATACAGATCGACTCGATCGTCAGAGCCCTGAGTATTCCCCGATCCTTCATAACAACCTTTTTTTATGATCCCGTACTTGAATTAAACGGAATTAAGGAGGAAGCATGAGGGCGTCAGGCGGGCTATATCCGGCACTGGGCAGATATTTCTCCACGTTGCAGGAGCTGGCAGATGCAGGGTGTATGAGCCCGAGACGAGCGCAGGATTGCCTAAGAGGTATTAAGCAATTCACGGATCAGGAAAAGGTCGCCATCTACAACAACATCAGATTGAAGCAACTTCTGGGAGTTATGTACGAGCCGAGCCTTTTCGATGAAACATTCAGAATTAAGGAGTAAACATCATGAGAGTTATTTTGTTATTGACAGTCATCGGCACAGTGATGATCGCGGTGGGGCTTCTGGGACTGTATATCAACGTCACCCTGCGCCTCAGAGATATTGAGCGATCTGTCGATGAAGTAAAGAAGAAGCATTCCCGCACCAGACAGAGAGTCCGCGTCCTTGAAGAGCGTGACGCAGCAGAGTCCGATCGTGTCGTAATCACACACGAGTGGAAGGAAGCTGACGGAATCCGTTATCCGTCGCAGGAGGTGTGAGATGGCTTCATTATATGAATTATCCGGCGAGTTCGTGAAGTGGTCCGAGTACATGGAGCAGACAGAGCTTGAGCCCGATATGGCGGAGGCCCTGAAGGACGCTCTGGAGAACATGGCTGCGGACATTGACTTCAAGCTCGAGAACTACGCAAAGATCATCAAGAACTTTGAGTCTGACATTGAGGGCTTGAAGGCGGAAGAGTCTCGTCTTGCCGCTAAGCGTAAGGCGAAGGAGAACGCGATCAAGGCCATGAAGGAGCGCATGACTATCGCCATGCAGCAGACAGGCAAGCTCGACATCAAGACTCCTCTGTTCTCGTTCAAGGTTCAGAAGAACACTCCGTCCGTCGTCATGGACGTCAATTACATCGAAGACGTTCCTGAGAAGTACCTCATTCCGCAAGATCCGAAGATCGACAAGAAGCTCCTCAAGGCTGACATCGAAGCAGGTGCAGACCTTGACGGTATCGCTCACATCGAGCGCAGCGAATCCGTTCGCATCAGATGAGGAGGTCTTCATGTTTATATCATTCCCGGAAAACAACCCTGAGCGCATCGTGAACACTGATGCCATCGCCTTCATCGAGAAGGACGAAGACGAAGGCTGGGGAGGCATATGGATCACCACCATAGACGGCTCGAAGTTATATTCAGACATCCCATTCAAAGAGTTTAAGAAACTAATCACTCAGTAAGGAGGTAAACAAAGTGTTAAGTATCACAAGAGGCCCTCGCCTGCGAGCACTCGGAGTAGTGCTCTACGGTCCCGAGGGTATAGGCAAGAGCACCCTCGCATCACAGTTCCCGAATCCCATCTTCATCGACCTGGAGCACGGAACGGACACGATGGACATCGCAAGGACGGACACGCCGAAGACTTTCAACGATGTCCTGACTCTGATGACCATGATCCTCGAAGAAGACGAGTTCAAGACTGTCGTCATCGACACGGCTGACAAGCTGGAGCAGCTCATCACGGCGCACGTTCTGGAGGCGCACCATCTGAACTCCATCGAAGATGCAGGCTATGGCAAGGGCTACACCTACATCGCGGAAGAGTTCGTCAGGTTTTTGCGTAAGTGTGGAGAGCTCATCGACGCAGGGAAGAACGTCGTCATCGTGGCGCACGCTATGATGCGCAAGTTTGAACAGCCCGACGAGATGGGCGCTTATGACCGCTGGGAGTTGAAACTCTCGAAGAAGGCCGCTCCGCTCGTCAAGGAGTGGGCTGATATGGTCCTCTTCCTCAATTACAAGACGACTGTCGTCACAGACGAGAAGACGAAGAGCAAGAAGGCCAGAGGCGGCAAGCGCGTGATGTATGCGACGCACCATCCGGCCTGGGACGCGAAGAACAGGTTCGGTCTCGATGACGAGCTGGATATGGACTTCGATTCGATTCGTCAGTGCTTCGTAGAGTCTCCGAAGGCTCCTGACATCTACACGCAGATCAGGACGAAGCTCGACGAGGGCGGAGTCAAGGAAGAGAAGGTCATGGAGTACCTGCACGAAAAAGATCCGAACTTAAGAGAGGACGCGGTGGCGCTTGAGATGCTCCCGCCGAAGTACCTCAAGGCATTGAACAACAGCATCTCGAAAATTATCAACATTCTCAAGGAGGACTAAAACATGAGTTACGCAGAACAGGCAAAGAAGAGACAGGCAGAGGTAGCAGAGCAGGCTTTAAGCTGGGACAGTACGCTTCCGGCTGAGGTAGAAGAGAAGGAGTTCCAGATCCCGCCGATCGGCGAGTATAACTTCATCGTCGTGAGCGTCGAGAAGACATATGCAAAGAGTTCCGGCAATCCCATGCTCAAGGTGAGACTTGACCTGCAGGGCGCAGACGGTTCCGTGTTCGACAATCTTGTCATCAGCGAGAAGGCGATGTTCAAGCTCGTCACGTTCTTTGAATCCATCGGTCTCAAGAAGAAGGGCGAGCCGATCTCTGTCGGCATCGGCGAGCTCGCAGACCGCGCCGTCAACTGTGAAGGCCGCTGCAAGATCAAGCACGAGGAATACAATGGCAAGATCAATGCGAAGGTAGACAAGTACATCGTTTTGGAGCCTAAGAAGAAGCAGGCTCCTGCGAAGCTGACTCCCGCCGAAGAAGAAGCCCTCGACCTTCCGTTCCCCATTGACGAGTGATGGACGACCAGAAGAGAATACAGGAAGCACTGGATCATATTGATCCATCAAGGCTCAGCTATCAGGAGTGGATTGAGATAGGCATGGCCCTTAAGATCGAGGGCCTGCCCTGCTCCGCCTGGGACGCCTGGTCGATGAAGGACTTCGGTCGATATAAGCCCGGAGACTGTCTCCGTAAATGGAACACGTTCGACGGCTCCGGCGTATCGGCTGGCACCATCTTCCACATAGCGGAAACCTATGGCGGGTACACGCCCGTCAAGAAGTGGACCTTCGACGACTATCTTCCCGCAGAAGCCGAAAACTATGAGGAAATCATCGCCACGGCTTCGCCTGAGAAGGATAAACCCTATCAGATGGCCGTGCAGTATCTCGAAACTCTGTTCGAGCCCGATGATTTTGTCGGATATGTCCATTCTGCTCAATATGATGAAAAGCGTGATAAATGGATTCCCGCGAATGCAGGCATCTGGCGCAGGCGTGACGACATCATCAAGGATCTCAAGAAGTACAGGAAACTGGACACGGCCTTCGGTACGGTCAACGAGGAAGCAGGCGCGTGGATCAGGATAAACCCGCTCGACGGCAAGGGTGCGGCAGATGCGAACGTCACCAGATATGATTATGCGCTCGCCGAAGCGGACTCCATGCCCATCGAGGATCAGAAGAAACTTCTTATTAACTTGAAGCTCCCCATCGCTGCGTTGGTGGAGTCAGGTGGCAAATCAGTACACGCCATCGTCAAGATAGGTGCTTCCAATGAACAGGAATTTAAGCAGCGTGTGACATTCCTCTTCTCAGAGCTCGCAAAACGTAACTTTATCGTAGACACGAACAACAGCAACCCGTCAAGGCTCTCAAGGCTTCCGGGTGCGATGCGCAAGGGCAAGTGTCAGAAGTTGATCGCTACGAATATAGGTTGCGCGAGCTGGGAGGAATGGATAGATGAACTCAATGGCATCAACGACGACCTGCCGGAGATATCGAATTTCGGAAATCAGATGCAAGACCCTCCGCAGCTCTCTCCTGAGCTCATCGGCGGAATTCTCCGAGAAGGTAACAAGATGATCATCACAGGAGAGTCGAAGGCGGGCAAGACGTGTCTGTCGCAGGAGCTGGCGGTCTGTATTGCCGAAGGCAAGCCATGGCTGGGCAAGTTCAAGTGCGAACAGGGCAAAGTCTTATATATGAATCTGGAGGTCGAGGAAGCATCTCTCTTTTATAGATTCAAGACCATATACGAAGCGAACGGTTGGAAGATAGGCGAGAACGCCTTCAATATCTACCCGTGGAACTTACGAGGCAAGGCCCTGCCGCTCGACAAGCTGGCGGACAAGGTCATAAGGCGCTGCCGTGGTCAGCATTTCAAACTCATCATCCTCGATCCTCTCTACAAGGTCCAGCAGGGCGATGAGAATAGTGCCGAAGCCATCAGCACCTTCTGCAACGCCCTGGACAAGATCGCACACGAGACAGGCGCGGCGGTCGTATATGATCACCATCACCCGAAAGGAGCAGCAGGATCGAAGAAGGTCATCGACCGTGGAGCTGGATCGGGAGTGTTTGCCAGAGATGCGGATGCCATCTGTGATCTGTCCTTCGTTGATCCATCTCCACAGTTGAAGGAGATAATCGGTCCCCAGCTCGAATCCGGCGAGAAGCCGATGCAGATCGCATTTGTTCTCCGCGACTTCAAGGACATTGATCCCATTAACATCTGGTTCAAGTTTCCTGTTCACTATGTTGACTCGGCAAACTTGCTTGATGGTGCGGTGGTCGAAGGATCTCCTGAAGCAGGAAGACAGAAGTCTCCGAATAATCAGCTCACAGACAACGACCGTCTGAATCTACTCAGACAGATATATGACGTATGCGAAGAGAACGGCATGGCGAAGCTCTCTGAGATGGTCGACTGGTGTCAGGGCAAGCCGTCAGAGAAGACTCTCAGGCGCTATGTGAATATGTCCGACGAGTTCTACATCGAGAAGGGCTACGTCAAAAAGAATGAGAAAAAAGTAAACGAAAAGTGACGGACACACGATTTTTTGACGAGTTCGGACAACGGCGTGATTACACCGTTGTCCCTTGTCCGGGACAGGGACAACCGTATATAGGTACTTTGTCCCTTGTCCCTGTCAGACAGTGTCCCTTATACGGACAACGGCTCAAGAGCCGCCGTTGACCGTAAATCCAGGGACACGAAGCGAATGTCACGGAAAGGAGAAGAAATGAATTTAACAGCGATCGCAGACGGACAGAAATATATCGCGACAGAGTGCTTCGATAGAACTCTGGACTATCGCTGCCCGGTCTGTAATGCTCCGATGATCCTCAAGCGAGGAACGAGGAAGCACCCGCACTTTGCACACGAAGCGCATTCTGCTTGTGAGGTCTCTGGTGAGACACTCGAACACCTCAAGGCGAAGGCATTTATGTATAAGGGCTTGAAGAATAACCCTGCCGTCGAATACGTTGATGTAGAGTGCACTCGATTCGAAGGGATTCGCCCGGACATCGCATTCAAGCCTTATGGAATGAATCGCTGGATCGGGATTGAATTGCAGAGAAGTGGTATATCTGAGCTCGAGATATTACAGCGCAGTCGCCGCTACGAAGAAGCGGGAGTCTATCTGCTCTGGGTAGCAACAGAGAAGATGTATAAAAAGATTCTTGCCGTCGTAAGCGATGAATTCCCCGAGATCTCGCTCTCAGCTCAGGCTCGAATGTTTATCACTCTGCATGATGCTCTGGTCGTGTTCACAGGCGATGACCTGATGGCATTCAGATTCGAAAACGCAACGAGAGAGCGCGAAGGGTACAACTATTACGATGGACCTACGGGCGAGTTTTGGACGGAAACACTCAAGACAAGATTTGTCCCTGTGTCTTATAAGCATATAACCGCAGGCGATCTCATGACTGCACCGAGATTTTTCAGAGTAAACGGCAAGTTTATGAGTATTCACAGTCTGATTCAGATAAAAAGACGTTTGTACGATGACTTTGAATATTTCGAAGAGTTCGAAGGTGGTGCAGCATGATTACGGCGACTCAATACACGCGAACATTCGAATCCTGGCAGAAGATCCTCCGCGACGAGTCCGAGCGCATAGCCAGATCGGGCGAGGCTCGCGCATGGCTCATGAAGAATCTCGGCACCGCTCCCGATGGTGAGGTTATAAGACGTGCCGTCGAGTGCATCGCCGATCTGACAGGAGACGAGTGTCTCAGGAAGAAGGTGAGGGAGTGAATAACAAAGAGATTTATGAGCGCTTGATGAATTGCGCACGGTCAGACCATAAAGACTGGCGCAAGTGCAACAGGCTCACAGAGTTCGAGCAGGAAGTGGAGTATCACGCAGTCCTCGAAGGTATCAAAAGAGCTGCTCTGTTCCTGCTCCCGACAGATGATTATTTCAGATGGTGCAAGGAGGTAGACGAATGGTAACACTTAAAGACTTCATAGAACTGGACTCCTGCATTTGCGGTCTGGACATAGATGTCAGGAAGAACGGCTCTCAACTTGTGGAGATTCACCGCTTCGGTGAAGGAGCGTGGCCGGGGAATGACAGGACGAAGGTCGAAGAGAATGTCTACTTGGAGATTATGCAACCGAAGGTCTTCATCTATCTTCACCCGAAACCCATTAACTTCAAGCAGACAGGTCAGGACTACTGGGGAGTCATCAAGAGCCAGATCCCGAGCAAGCTCATGAAGATGGAGGTCTGTCGGATCGCACCGTACACGGCAGCCTTCTGGCCTAAGAAGCAGAACGGACAGTATTACTCCATTGACTTAGTGCTTGATGATCCTGATTCGTATGAGACTCCTGTGGTGAAGCCGAAGGAAGAGACAGACAACATCTCGATAGATGAGTTATTGGAGGTAAACACATGATCTACAAGGCAAAAGAAAATCCGCCATGCAGCCGCGAAGACTGCTTCGGTAACAGAGACGGTTCTTGCATGGCGTTGAGGAACACGGACTTCAAGAATGGAGTGTGTCCGTTCTACAAGTCAAGGGAGGAGATTTATGGCAAACAGGATCATATCTAACAGGCAGACGGTCAAGGCGATGGATAGCGTGGCTCGAGTCCTGAACGAGCGCATGAAGGAACAGGGGCTCACCGTCGCAGCTCTGGCACGGAAGTCAGGCACGGATCGCAAGACCATCGCTCCGATGGTGAATGTGCCCTACAAGATGCCGCACTTCGAGAACATGATCAACGTCCTCGACGCGGCAGGGCTCAAGTCCATCACGATCACATGGAGGGATGAAGACGATGAAAGTGTTCTTTGAACTGGAAGAGAACCCGAGATTCACAAGCCAGATGAAGGGCGTCTCGTATCAGGGCGGCAGGATTCACCACTATGAGAAGAAGGAAGTCAAGTTCACCCGGAATATGTACCACCTCAAAATCGTGTCGGCGATGGGCGGCTTGGCGAAAATCCCGCACTTCGATGGAGCAGTCTCATGTTCGGTGACGTTCTTTTACTCCATCAAGCAGAGAAAGAAGTGGGGTTTGCCGAAGACGAGCAAGCCGGACTGTGACAACATGGTCAAGCTCCTGCTCGATGTCATGACTGATCTGCAGATATGGAACGATGATTCTCAGGTGGCACATCTGGAAGTCTCGAAGTATTTCGCAGAGAAGCCCGCCATCCTGATTGTAGTCGAACCGATGGAAGGAGGCGGAGCATGATGAACTACTCGCAGATGAAGGAGGAGCTCAAGCTGATCCGTGAGAATCGCGCCAGGATAAATCTGATCGTCCGTCAGCTCAACACGATCCGTGACGATGGCCTGTCTGCTGCGTACTCAGGAGCCATCGACTACGCGAAGGACCGCGTCCAGTCTTCAGGAGATCCAGACGGGAAGCTCGTCAACACCATCGAGAAGATCAACAAACAGGTGGAGCGGATGGAGAAGCGCGTCATTGAGCTCCGCGAAGAGAACAAGAAGCTCGAGTCCCTGCTCGAACGGGCTCCCGGTCTCGCAGGAGAGATCACTCGGGCATATTACATCAACTGTCACGGGATTCGATACATAAGCAAGGCAGTTAATTATTCCAGTCGTCAGTGCTGGCGCTTCGTAGACAGTACGATCGACTGGCTCGTTCAGGAGGTAAACAAGAATGAGAACGTATAAATGCTTAGAGTGCGGCGGCACGTTCACGGCGTTCATATACAGATACGACAGCGCGCCTAACGGCGACGATGAAAGCGTCTGCCCGTGTTGCGGTGCCGTAGAGCCGCGATGTACTTGGGAGGAGGTAGAGAATGATTGAACGAGTAATGACTTGTGACATATGCGGTCGAGATTGTGCAAAGGTCAGACAGCCGGGAAGGTGGGAGTCATACCACATTAAGTTCTACAAACGATGCTTCTTTACTTCGATAAGTATTGAAGGCGACATTTGCTCCGAGTGTGCAAATGAAATTAAAGAAAAGATGTTGAGCAAGGAGGAGGCAGAGAATGACACTTGACGAAGCAATAAAGCATCTCGAAGAGAAGACAGATGATAAGGACTATGAGTGGCCATGTGAAGAATGTAAGCAGGACCATGAGCAGCTACTCGGATGGCTAAAGGAACTTAATGGACTTCGTTTTGAAAACGAAGTCATCCTTCGGAGGCTTAAGCATCTTCTTGAATCGGACTATATATCACAGTTCGACCAGGTTGATCCGAACACCAAAGAATACATTCGCAATATTAAAGAAGCCGACTGGAAAGTCATGTATCTATGCGATCAAGAAAAGTCTTGTAACGTTCACTGTAACAAAGATCATTACTGCAAGCGAACTTCTGATATATCCCACGCGAAGAACTTCAGGCTTGTTCCGAATGGAATATATCCAATCATCTATGAAGAGGTAGACGAGCACTGCATCGCGAATATTTCGTTTGATCGGGAACAACTTCGGAAAATCGTCGAGGAACAAGTAATTGAACCTATTAAGAATGGCGAGTTGGTTGTCAAGGCAGAAGAAAAACCTCAAGGCGAGTGGATAAGTCCCAAAGAGTCGTTACCAAGAACTACCGATAAGACGGAGGAAGAGCATGATTAAACCCGTAATAATCACGACCTGCGCGGTCATAGCGTTGAACCTCTTCACATTCAAGGAGTCAGAACCGATGACGATCGAAGACTATGCTGCACAGGTCAACCTCACGGAAGAAGAGTTCGTTCTCTTCTCATCAGTCGTAGAAGCCGAGTCGAACAGACAGGCTCCCGAAGACGGTGAGCTCACGACTCAGGGCAGGATCTTCATCGCGCTGACCATCTGGAACAGGATCAACGACAGCAGATGGCCGTCAACTGTGGAAGGCGTGCTCACGCAGAGGGGACAGTTCTCCACGGTCAGGAACGGGCATTCCGTGACAGAGCGTTCAGAGTGGAGCGACATCGCTGTGGTGGAAGCGTACAACTGGATCGAGCAGGGCGATGCGCCGAATGTTCAATTTTTCAACTGCCGATATTATTTCTCAGGCGTGGAGCCTTATGACTACGTCGGTGGAAACTATTTCTCTTTGGGGGTGTAAACAATGATGGAAGATGAAACGATGGTCTATTATGTCAGGAACATCGGAGGGCCGAACTTCGCTATCCAGGCGAACAGCCGGGAGGAGTACAGGGCGATCCTGCACGAGTGCTATAAGGACTATCCAGAAGCGAAATTCTCTCGCGTGGAGGTCATGACTCCGTCGGAATATCGTCATTTATACGGCTAAGATGGCACACTTCGTCAATAAATGTCATGCTATTTTACTGTATAATAGTAGTGTGTAATTGAATGTTTACACTCCTTTCTGAATATGAAACCGTCGTCCTTACCTCTGGCGGCGGTTTTTTATTGGAGGCTGACTATGGCGACACATGATCTAAACGTCGCTCGATGGAAGAAGCTGCGCGAGTATGTCCTGCGTCGAGACAGCTATCTCGACCAGATCGCTCTGAGATATGGGAAGCGAGTCGAAGCCACGACCGTGCATCATATCTTCCCGCGCGAGTTCTTCCCTGAATATACTTTCTGCGAATGGAACCTGATCAGTTTATCGAACTCGAGCCACAACAGGCTTCACGATCGGGACTCGCACAAGCTGACGAATGAAGGATTCGATTTGTTAAGACGAACAGCGAAGAAGCGCGGAATGGAATTGTCGGAGGGGCTGAGGTCCGTTCTGACCTGATCCCCCCCGGGGTGCAATCTCTCCGATCACATCGAGGGAGACA